GATGAAGCACATCTGGCTCTGAAAGCAATTATGAGATTTGATGCAATATGCAACATTAAACACAACTGGTATCTGTCGGCGACTCTTGGTCGCAGTAGTATGGAAGAAGATGATATTCTGAATCGAATGTATCTTGATGCGGATAGATTCGTTGGTAATGCTTCATATGAAGAATACCAGAAAGAATACATCAACATTTATCTTCAGGATATTCATTACTACCCATCGCGTGCAATGTGTCAGAAGTATTTGAGATTCGGTACCAAGGGATTAATCAAAGCGTCATACTATAACATGTTGATGCATTACCAAGATGGAAAACCTTTCTTGAATAATGTAATCAAAATGATTAAGATTGCAAAAAATACTGAAACATACGATGGACGAATATTGATACTGTTACCAATGTTGGAAATCATTGATACTGTTGTGGCAATGATGAAACGTGATCCATTTTTCAATGGTGCAAAGATTGGTGTGATCAATGGCAAGATTCCAATGCGTGAACGTGTTGAGAGTATGGAATGTGATTACATCTTATCAACATCTGCATCTGCGGGTACTGGTGTTAACTTCAAGAATCTTGGTTGTGTTGTAAACTTTGACCAAGCAGCATCATTGATTATAACCGAACAGATCGTTGTTCGTTTGCGTGACCGTGGAAAAGAATGTTGGTATTTTGACATTCGTGACATTGTTAAATATGCACGTTCGTTTGAACATTGGGGACGTAATCGAAGAATGGTCTTAAGTTATATTCCTGGCGTTCATCCCGACTTGAAAAAATTACCCGATATACGTTGTTAACAACAAAAAAGAAGCTCCCGTAATGGGAGCTTCTTTTAATTGTTGAAGCACTACAGTATATTTATTATACTCTCCCCCGTTGAGATGGGAGAGTATTTCTTAGCCCGCTAAGAACCAGGCGAGGAAACGGATTACTTTGATAGCGACTTTCATCAGAGAGTCGCCACCTTTTCAACGTATTCACGGACATCGCCAGGGAATTCCCCATAGTTGAGGAATTCGATGAAGTCCTCTGGGGATACACCGACAATACGTGTATTATCGGGTCTCACATGGACGTGAACCCATGTTTCGCTGACTTTTAAACTGATCATTACATGATCCAGCTCGCTGGCTTTTACATTTATTATGCGTGTTGGTATTGTTTCCTGGGATTTCCATTCCCATGTCTTGAAACCCGTCTCTTTTAATGAGACAGGTCTCTCAATCTCTCTAAATGCTTTAGAGAGATTTTTACGCTCTAAAGATTTCTTCTCAACAGGAGTTGCTGAAACCTTTACAGGTGCCGGCGTTGGTGTGGGTTCCACCCTTTCAACCCGTCTTACAACGGGTTCTGTAGCCTGTGGCTTTACAGCCTCCTGGATAAGAGGCTTAAGCTCATTTATGAGCCCCTTGATGAGCGCGCCACTGGTGGCGAGCTCCTGTGCAGAAGCCTCATTTGTGAACTCGATTCCGTTGAGTTCGATCGGGTTGCCTTCTACCGTGATTGCGATTGAATTGATCTTGATAATATTTTTCATAAGTTTACCTCCTGGACCTGCATACATAATTCGCAGGCGGATGACGAGCCCCTTGCGCCAGTAATTAAAAAGTGATTAATGTATTGAATAAGTTGATATTTCTATCTTCTTATTCATATTAATAATATATATATGGAATTTCAAAATTCTAGATATAATTATATTCTGGGTCATACTGAAATGGTAATTAGATATCTCCGATATCTATATATGTTTGACATATTATTTTTAAGAAAGATAGGTGATTATTCATGCCTAACAATGATAAGCTTGATGAGCTTTTACGTCGTCATGCTGCCGCAGCAGGTAACATCAAAACACCGGATACAGAAACAACATCAGAATCAACACCGATGGAGAAACTCGATCCACCAACATTTGAACCCCATATTCCAGCTCCATACCCTATAGAACCAAACATTTCAACAGAGGTTGAAACTGATGAAATCGATTATGGTGATGATGATCTGGAAAATGAACTCAAAGCCGAGGATGATGCACGTATCAAAGAACGTGAAACAATGTATGCCAATGCAAAGAAAAACACACTTCCCGATGCATTCCAGGCTCCTGATGAAAAGGATGAAAATTATAATCGTGAAGCTGTCGGATTTCAGTCTGAGAAACTTGCGATTGTCGCACAGATGGTCAACAGAGTTGTTGCGAAGTATCATATTATATCAGGATCGATTCCCGATGTAAGAGAACTCCCTGGTGGTGGTAATGTTCAGAAGATGCACATTATGGGTGATCTTATTGATATATACCACAACAGTGGTGAAATAATTACACCCGAATTTGAAGACAAGATTCTGTCAAACTGGATACTCCCTAACGGAAAAACCGCAAAGGAAGAACTTGCAGAAAATGGTTCAATAGGTACAACATCTCAGACACCACAGACTCCACAGGAAACCATTCCTACAAGTGTTAGTGCACCATTACAGATCAATGTTGATGTTCAGCCTAATACACCAGTAACAATCAATATTGATGATTCCATCACTGCAAATATTGACAAGGTTCGTGAGATCGATGTTGTTGTCAAGGAAGTCACAAATCTTGATATGGAGAAAGTGGTAATTGTCAACAACTCCGATGAACCTGGTGTAATTACACAATATGATCCTGGTATAAATGACCAGCCTGTGACATTACCTCGTTCTGCCTACAGATGTACAATATCTGGAATCAACTTGTTTCATTTCATAAAACTCACATCTGCACCATCATCTGGTAATCTGGCAGATAATGAACTCCGCAAATGGAGTATCATTTATAAACATATGAAGAACGTGTCAATCGGTTCATTCAACAGCTTTACAGATTTCTTACAGAAAACAAAGTATGCCGATAGAGAACTGTTGATGTGGGCAGTGCTTGTTGCAACTGCAGATCCCGAGGAAGATATCGTAATCACATGTGGAAATGAAGATTGTGGAAAAGATAACACATTCAAATATTCACCTGCAAAGATCATTCACTTTGATGAATCATTACTTCCGAAATGGTATAAATCAGTACATGCCGCATCGGTGGGTGCTGAAGCTCTTCAGTTGTGGAATGAGAAATCCAACACAAGAAAACTTTATACATTGCCTAAGACAGGCATTACTGTTGAACTGGAAGATCCATCTGTATATGATTACATCTATACAAAATTCCCGATCATCAATAATCTGTATCAGCGTTATCGTCCTGGTGAAACATTTGGATCTGGTCGTGTCGATGGAGATGACATGGTTGAATTCCAGCTGTTGCTTTCAATGGCATTATCAATTTCGGCAATCATCATTCATAAGAATGGTAAATATTATCGTTACGATAAATGGGAACGTATTGAAGAAATCATTACTTCATCATTGGATAACACAGATTCATGTGTTCTTATCCGTCTCACTCAGGTTGTCGCAGAAAAGAACGAATGTTTCTCATTCTATTTAGAAGACATCGTTTGCCCACATTGTGGACGTGTTTCCAAACGTATTCCAATCCGTGACATTTCGGAGACACTGCTTTCCCAATTATCTCAACGGCTGAACAATATCGATATCAACTTGACCGACACGGAATAGAGTTGATAAATTATGCTCAACTATTGAAGAACATCATTCCAATAGGGGTACTTATGGAGATGCCACTTCCATTCGTACATCGCCTACGAGATTTACGGATTGAGCAGCTTGAGGCACAACGAAAGGAACAAGAAAACACCCAAACACCAAATGTTGATGTAGAGACATTGGCAGAGGCGTTAGAAGACGGCATGTGATCACCGAGGTGATCTATATGTATACAACATTAAACGAATTCGTTTTCGTTATTATAAATACTGATGGAATGCGGTATGTCGTCAATAATTATGAAGACATCCGCAATCAGTATTATGCCCAAAAACAATCAAATGAATAAAGGAAGAAATAAACATGTTTAATATCAATAGAAGTAAGATAGATGACTTTCATCAGATATTCAACAATCATCGTTATTTTGTAAATAAGATGAATATTTATTTACTGAATATTCAGTTGATTGGACAGAAGTACAGACACATGGACAAGGATATATATGACAAATGTTTCCGTAACGCTTTAAGTGCCATTGAACTCAACAGTGAACCACTTGAATCGATTGTGCCATACTCTGATCCTGAAACTGATGGTTTTGAAAATGATCGTTCATTCTATCTCAATTATGAAACCGAAGAAGGAAAAGCAATCGTTGAAAAGATCGATGCTGATGTCATGAGAGACACATTGATTCCTGGCAGTGAACTTGCAACCAAGTTTGCCAATGACGAAGTCTCTTTAAAGGATTTGGTTGATGATGTGTATCTGCATTTCTTGGTAACAAAGTATTGGGAACAGATCAATGCATTACGTTTCCAGGCATATTCAAATCTCACACCACTGATTGAGTATACTGTAACATTGGTTGATTTGAAGACACTCAAGAATTACATGAATTCCAAAAAAGAAAACATCGAAAAATATGAAAACAAATGTCGTGATATTATATGTAATTATGAACTGTCTCTGGTGCAACGTATGTACAGCAATGAAGACATCATGAGTAAATTCAATATAAAAACATTTGACTTACAAAAGTTGATGATAAAACTGGCAACCAATCTCACCGTTCTCAGTGATATTTATATTATACTTGGAATATACGGAGCATTGTCATTTGCATCAGTTGAACTTAATAAACCCAACAATACAAACATGTCACCATGTGTTGAATTCACACGAATGATTTCCGAATATATGAATTCATAATGTTTAATGTTACACGGGGGATAATCCCCCGTGTAATAAAAACGATATTTATATCATTATTTTGTACAACCAAACAACTGCTTTGTACACCTACATTCAGAAGGAGGATTATAAAAATGGCAAAAGTAAGACAATTCAAACCAGAAGACATCAAACGTCGTGATACCACACGTCGTGTCATGAACAAGACTTCTGATATCCGTAGTAAAATGGAATCAGTAAACAAGTATAGTTTATGTGGTGTTTCGGGTTTAGGATTTCCGGGTAAGATATCTCCAGTCCGTAGTTTGATGTTTTCAAAACACGCCTCTCAACGTGTTGTTCTCAACCATGGTGAATTCCCCAGAATTTTCACTGGTGCAGAAGATGCGTACGGTAAGCGTTCATCATTCTTTGTAACTGCAAAGAACCGTTTGGTTCTTGAAAGAAAGTTTGTCAAATTTCCAAATAGCCCATATTCATCAATACTGTATATTTTCCGAGATACAGTTACGAATAAATATGTGTGCCATTTGGCAGAAGCTGTTCATTGGAATGTTGAGAAATATGGTTTCCAGAACATTGACATGATTAATGGCCGTTATCATGAAAGTGACATTATACCACAGGGCGAAGTAATTTCAAAGACCACATCATATGATGAAGACAATCATTATTGTGCAGGTGCAAATTTAAGAATACTTTATACAACATTACATGATCTCACAGAGGATGCAATTATTCTTTCTGAGTCGGCATGTAAAAAGTTGGAATACTCAATGGTTGATAAGGTAACAGTTGACATCAGTGAAAAGATGTTTATGTTAAACAACTACGGAACCATCGACAATTATAAAGCATTTCCGGATATTGGTGAACATATCAAATCTGGTATCCTTTGCTCATTAAGAGAAATATCTGCATTAAGTAGTAAATCAGAAGCAATGATTCCTCACATCAGTGATATCAATTATTACACAGATGGAATCATTACCGACATCGATATCTATAGTAATGCACCAGAGCTTCAGGATAAACAGCTTGCATACTATCATAACTGTATCATGAATTGGTATAATGACATATATTCATATGTATCAACCATCATCAATCATGTTGATCAGGATGATACCAAGTTATTGGATATTTATCATAAAGCAAAGAAGTATCTGATGGCGAATGCAAAATGGAGCACCAAAGAAAAATTACCATATGTCCAGATTGTCTTTAAGATATTACAGAAGAAACAGATCCGCAAAGGTCAGAAGATCACAGGTCGTTATGGTAATAAATCCGTTGTTTCAATGATTCTTCCAGATGAATGCATGCCACGTGATGAGTTTGGTCGTCCAGTTGATATGTTGGCAAATGGATTTGCACCAACAAACAGAATCATCGGTTTTGCATTATATGAAGGAACCATTACATTCCAGATGGAATGCATTCATAATTATATTACAAATCCAAATAATAATGTTTCTCGTGATGATGCAGTCCAACTCGTGATCGATTACATGTCATTATTCAACCACGATTGGGGTAACAGTATCAAACTGAAATACAGACGTAATCCACAAGCCACATATGAAGATATTTGTAATAATGGTTTATATATGTTATTACCACCATTCCAGGAAGAAAACGTTCGTGATGCAACTATTGAAGCCTACGATAGATGGGAAGAACGTTTAGAAGAAGGAACAAGAAAAGCATCTGATAAATGGGAACGTTCAATATTCCATAAATACACCATCAGTACAAAACTTCGTCATCGTTGGATTGAACAGAAGAAAGAAAGATACGCAATCGGTTATCAGTATACATGGGTACTTAAACAGGAAGCATCCAAGAATATGTCCGCAGTTGCAACTGGACGTACCACATTATATGATCTTCCCATCAAGACATCTAACTATAAGAACCGTAAGATTCAGTATTCTGATAATGCCATCAAGTTTGGTGAATATGATACATACGGATTCCTTCAGGTTGTTGATGTTGAAATGTTTGGCAAAATGACAACATACTACAGAGGTTCACAGTATGAAAAGAATTCACTGATGATGTCACATCTTAATGACATTGCCATTCCGGAAGGTGTGGTCAACCAGTTCCCACAGCTTGAATGTTTCAAAGCATATCTTAAAGCCATTGGTATAAAACTGGAAAACGACTTCACTGTCAATTCCATTTCAACCGTTGATATGGAAGAAACATTCCAGATTGCAAACCATGAAGTTAAAATATCTGGATCATATCTCAGAACCATTCTGGTTATGTATTCATATTATTCACAGTACAAGAGTTGGTTGAAACAGAATAACAAAAACAACATGTATGAAGGTACTGTTGACATGAACGTCTTCTGTGATAACATGATCACGAAAACAGATCTTTTCAATAATAAGAATGAAGAATACATGCGCACCGCATTCCAGCTGTTCTTCAAGTATCTTAGAATACTTGATGAAGAGAAGTTCTTGAAATAATATGCATTATATATTGAGGGGGTATTACCCCCTCAATGTGTATATTTTTTGTATGCTGGAGAAGTGGAAATAGCTAGAATTTTGGAATTCGGTATATATATCATTATAGTGTTATGAGAATACATGACGTTTATGAAACCCATTTAAATGATTATAAAAACAAGAGGGGTGTTCGATAGATGGCTTACATTCTCACGATTAAAACGAGAAGGACAACTCGAAACAAACCAGTCTGTTATCATTCAGACAAGAGGAGTACAAAAATGATTGATCTTTTCACAGGAATTTCACTGGGCGTCGGCGCTGTTAACAGCGTCGGATTAGTAATCGATTCAGTAGTGCTCAAGAAGCACGGTGACCGTATTAAGTCACTTGAAGGCAGTGAAGGCACAGCTGCAGCAGCCTTTAATACAGCCAAAGAAGCACAGATGGCTGCTACAAGAGCCAACACCCAGTGCGAATGGCTCTACGGGGAGCTGAATAAGCAGAAGCTCCTGCCTGAGAAGCCAAAGTCAAACGACGAGCTGCTTGGTGATCTCCTTAAGTGTCTGGTAGCCAACCAGACACAGACAAATCAGCAGACAGCACCACAGAACAACCCGGCTAACGTGGATCCGCTTAGGCTGCTCTCAGATGTAGTTGTAGCTGCTGTAACTGAAGCATACGAGAGACAACAGGGAAAGTGATTTCCCCAGAGAGTCATAAACATGATTCCTCTGGGAAATGCTATTGGAGCCTAAAATGGCTCCAATGCTTCGATAAAATTGAATAACAGAAGGGGGAGCGATACACTCCCCAACTTCTTTTTTTTGTTTTAGAATTGATTTACATCATACAGGAATTGCAAATCTTCCATACGTCGTTTACGAGCATATGGATCATCTTTTACTGGAGCAACACCTGCATATTCTGCACGTGTATAACCCATGTCATCAACAATATCATTTGTTTTATTCGCCTTGATTATGTCCAATCTCATTTGTTCTTCATGACCAATAGTTGGGATCATATTATTGATAACATCGTCACGTTGTTTAGTTTCATATTCATACATTGCTTTTTTACTGGATTCGAATTTACATAACTGGGTGTTGATTCCAAATCTGTTCAAATCCTTACCATAGAACAACACAAACACAGTATGCAAATAAGACATAACACAGTCATCGTGTGCACCAGGTTCAGCAGCAATCTTTCCAGTTTTAAATATTGTAAGCGAGTTCAAATCTTGAACAAGAAATGGAGTATTCAATTTTTCACGATGGTCACGAACCAATGTTTTCAATAATGTCATCATTGATTCACGTACCGTTGCTGAAACATTGGTTCCAATGTATTGTCTACCAATAGCTTGTTCTTTCAAACGTGTTTGTATTGGATCAAGTATCTGAGCATTCTTAGATATGTCCAATCTTGGATCATGGTATACACGTCCAATGAGACTACCTTCCTGGAAGAAATCCATGATTGGTTTTCCGACACCATTTGCTTCAGGACAGAACAAACAACGTGGAAGCATTCGTGCCAATTCGGTGATAACACGCATTAAATCGAATGGTCCCATGTATGGTGATTTACATTCTGCAACTATTTTCAATGTATATGGATGAACGATTGTTATTGCAGTATTATCACCACCGGTACCAGCGGCAATATCAATTCCAACAAGATATGGAATATCGATATCGAAATATTGGTTATCAGACATTAAGTCAACATTGTGGACTTCATGTTTAAATATATACATGACATATTTATCCAACAACAAGATTTCGTAATCGTGACGAATCATGTGATTGTTGATGTAGTCCACGTCTTCTTGACGGAAAAGAACCTGTTCAGCACCACGATAACGTTGTAACAAAACACCACGACGATACTCGTCCATCTTATTGGCTTCAACTGCACGTTGGTGTTGTTCTGCTAACCATTCTTCTGTTTTACGAAGTTGCTTATAATCAAATTCAATATAAAATTTGGTGATAGGTTTACCATCATTATTTTGACTGCCTGCGGTACCATCAATGATTGCTTGAAGTTGTTCATCAGTTAAATCATAATATTTCTCTGAAAAACGTGGTGTTGCATCAATCATTTTCTGGGCCGCTTTACCAGGTTGAGAGTCCAAGTTACCAGGTGTTGATGTGTAGAATATACATGTACGTCCATGTGCCTCTTTTGCAATTGAACGTGCAGATACCATCGCAGGTGAACAACCTTCGACAACGTTATCAATGTATGGTATATACTCCCACTCATCGATGAATGCAACAAACAATGTATCACCACGAAGGATATCTCTGGCTTTGTCTGGAGAATCTGATGATGCTTTAACTGCGATGGTCGTACCATGTGCATCATATTTTAATGATTTCAATCCAGGCGGTTTTTTCCATGTAACCCATGGATTTGCCCATTTTGGTCCTGCTTCAACATAGTCTCTTAACATACCAGCGTTACGTGTTGAGTCTGCATCTTTTATATGTAAATACGGGATGTTGATGTTGTTTTGATTGTATATGAATGCGTGTTGGATTAATGCGGTTGCAGTGGTTGTTTTATACGTCTGACGAGGTTGACATAATTCAACGTCGAATGAATGTATATAACACCATATGGTTGCATGTGCCGCACGATGTAAATATAATCGATATGGTTTAGGCGCACCCTTTGCAGGTACACGTACAATTTCTCTGGCATAAAACCAAACGTTATCATTTGCTTCAAGTACGAGATATCCAATTTGTTCTTGTGTCAGATTCTCATCAAATGGATCCAAATCTTGTACACCGAATTGTGGGTATTTAACTTCCAAACATTGATACCAACGTTTAATGCCTAAATCTTTTAATTCTCTGGCAGTCTCAAGAAATGATGTGTTCTTTGTACCAAAATCATAATAACCTTTCTTATGAGTAATCGGGTCAACGATCTCAACTATTCTACTCATATCATGACCTCCTTTGTTGAGATTTATCTGTGGGTTTTCGATAATATCGAAATTCCGTATATATATCATTAATATGAAGAATATTACAATATATTCTTCAATCTATTATGAAAGGAGGTCATCATTATTATGAGAGATGACCGTATATTATTCGAAGAAAGGATCAAGTTGCTGAAAACTCTTGATCCGACCTCATCCAGATACGAAAGAGTCTATATGCTGGCTGCAATAGCAGCAGCAATCTATAATTGGGGCGTAATCGACGCCCTGATCCAGGCAGAAGCCTGATGCTCGGACAGCTAATTTCAGAAAGGAGAATCGTTATGAACATAACATTCAAAAACAAACTAAAAGCCAGATATGAGTATTCTATAGAATACGGAGAGATGGACTACATCATCTATACAGGTGACAATGGAGAAATCTGCTGTATAGAAGAACAAGTTGGCGGCCCGTATGGGCAGTCACATTTTTATACAACCGCTAATGAAAAAGAAAACCATTGGGAAACCATTGGTTTTATCCAGCTCCAGATTATGGGACTGGAAATTATTAATAAAGGATCATGCTGGAGTGCATGGTCAAACAGTCATAATGATCTAGATTTGGACGAAACGTCTAAATTTAGATGGCCTGCTGCTAAACAGCAGGCTTCTTTTTTGTTTTCTATATACATATTATTTTTTTGAAAGGAGAGTGATCTATATGATCGATTTTGATAAATTACTCACATACAATCCAGAGGTGACCCATGTGTTTCATGGTAAGATAATGGAGTGTGATATGCGAGAAGCATCATTACAAATAGCCGAGGTGTTTCATTATCTACCACAAAATGTCATTGATGAATTAAAACTGTTACCAAAGAAAGACCGTGTTGTTCGTGTTGGTAATATTCAGAAGCAGGATCCATCGTTTTCGGATAAATATTATACGAAACTCAAAGAAGTGAGAAAACATTTCATTGAAGTTAATGACATTACAGATGATGAAATCATTTCAATACATTCCGATGCGTTGTTTATCAATACCAGGCGTAAACTCAAAATGGTTGTTGATGGTATTGAGTTCAAAGCAAAACATCAATGGACATCTTATATCAGATATGAAAACATTGAAATGTTTTATAACGATGATGATGAATCAATTACATATAAAGGAATACGTGAAAACGTTCTGGACAAACACACAATTGGAATGTGCCGTCACATTCTCAAAGTCTTTAAGATGATTGAAAACAATGATGATCGAATTTATCATTATTTGTCAGAATATCAGACTCAATATCTTAAAGGTGAATTGCCTGAAAACTGTTATTTACCTTTTACTAAGATTAATGGTAAATATTTTAATGACAATTTAAAGTTACTTGCATACTTGGCACAGATAACAATGAAGGAGTGTTAAACAATGGATGCGTTTGAAATATGTGTACCATTTTTATCCATGAGCAACAAAGAAACGATGTTGGTTGATAAAATATATGCACGAACACGTGAAGAAGTCAACATGTTTATCAGACAACATAAGTTACGCGTATATGATGTCAATGTTGTGGATGTGGAATCATTATCCACCAACGCCAGTGATTTAGACATAATTGATAAATGGTTGTTTGCATCAAATTATGATGGTTCTCAATATGTGATATATACAACAGAATCAATCATAGCATCAGCCATCGATTATGTTGGTGAACGTTTGGCAGAGAATTCAATGTTTGGTGATGCAATAACACGAACCGAGATTCCAATCATCGATATCATAAATCGTTTGATTGAAAAGATGAAACATGCATTGATATTGGACTATCTGATATTGGATCTATCAATGCTGGAACATGATGAGGTTGAAGAACATTTCAAAACGTTTTCAAACAAAGCACTCGATGAACTCACATACTCACCAGATGAGACAGATGGACTATATGATTACATTTTTGAATCATTACATAATTCATCATACATGAGATGTGCGAAACCCGAATCAATCACAATCGAAGGTTATGTTGAATACATTGCATCATGGTTTACAGACAGAGTTTAAGAAAGGATGATACAAATGAAGAAAGATTTATCTCCAGCAGAAGTAATAAAGTCGCATATTCCAAAGAAGATGGATAAATATAAAATAATTATTAAAGATTCAGATTTCTTTGATGAATTAACAAAAGATGAAACATTCGACATGAAATTACTTGATACCATCAATGATAATGGGTTGGTTAATGCAGGATATGATAATGATGAATTTGACACATATGATCGTGCTGTTGTATCCAAAGCAAAAGAACCAACAACCATTGATGAATCTCGTGGTATTGTTGTATCCAAACAATTAATCACCAAAGCAGATAAAAAATTACAATCCGTTGGAATACACACGTTTTCATATCAGAATGATTCATATGTAATGGTGAAATTCGTTTATGAGAAATTTGATATTGTTGAAATATTCTTATTAGTAGAATAAATATAAAGAGGGCGGGGATATCCCCGCCCAACAATATATTTATTTTTTTCATCAGATAGTTTCTGTCTGATAAGGATTGTCGATAGGTGTTGTGGTTGTTGCAGAATTGTATATACGAGAATGATCTGCAATTGTGATCTTCTTCTCGTCTGGCATCTGTCTCTGAATACCTTCGTACGAAGATGAGAATACAGGTGCATTTCCAAGACCACTCTGAACCGCATCGAGTGTAGGACGACGACCCTGATTGAACATAGCAGAGTTGATATCTCCGTATGTTGCAGACGAGTTTGCATCGAAGAATGCATCGCCAGCACCAGGGTTGAAGTTCATGCTGTTACCGAATACGGCAAACTGACGAACATATCTTGCTGCAAGGTCATTAACATATGTTGACTGAACATACTGACAGTTGAATACCAACTGGAGCTGTTCGATCTGTGACTGACCAGTTGCGTTTGAGTTAAAGATTGTATTACCAACCTTTGCCTGAGGAAGACAACCAAGAGCCATAACAGCACCATCAACACGTGCACCAGAACGATCCAATGCGATAATGAGGAACTCTGCAACCTCCCATGCCGGTGATGGTTCGAGTGCAGAAGCATTTGCACCAGTGTTAGCAGCGAAGATACGCTGAGGTGTTCTGGACTGTTTGTCCACAGAACCTGCTACGAGACCTTGATATGTTGTCAAACCAGTGATAGGATCAGCGATACCATCAATCCACATGTTGTGGAAGTTTGCCATAGGACGACCAACGAGTTCGGGAACTGTGATTGTCAGTGTCTGGTTCTGGTTAGCACTCTGTGTTGTCGGGAAGTTGATTGTTCTTCCTGAGAAACCACCCTGGAGTGTTGCAGGTGTAAGAGTCGAATCACCAATCTGGCAAGTGATACCAAGGTTGTAATATTCGATGATCTTTTTGTATGTTGCAAACTCTTTGTTGGTAAATGCAGAACCATTTGAACCTGCAAAGTAGTGCATGAGGAAATAAGGTCCACGATACATTACTGCGATCAGACGGTTGTTTGTAAGCGGGTTGAGAGAACGAAGTGTGTGTACATCAGGTGTGAGACCACCGAGTACACCAGTATACTGTGAAAGATCACCGGTATATTCTCTGATGCCACTTTGTAAGCTAATCGGCATAAAGTGTCACTCCTTTCATTATGATCGTTGTACATCAACGATGATCGGAACACGAATGACCAGACCACGGAATACAACTCTAACTCTACAGATTACAATGTCACCACCGTCAGTATTGAGACCACGCTCAAACTCGATGTTGAGTTCATCTACGAGACTACCAACCCAGTTAGCGAACATTGTGTCACACTCTGTCTTCAAAGTCTTCAGAGTTGAATCATCAGAATATTCAAACAGATAGTGCTCAATCTTCTGGCGAAGCAGATATGTGAGCTGTGAAAGTGTTCTCATGTTGGACTCCCAAAGGAGATCAGATGTTTCATCATCATAGAATGTTCTCTGTGAGCTTCTCTTAACATAACCATTAGAATCAGGCAGCCATGCATTACCACCACTATTCCACATGAGATCTCTGTATGTCCAGTTGTCTGCATCGATATCTGGGAAGATAGAAGAATACTCTGTAGGAGCGATAGTTGTATAGTCACCAGTAAATGGTTTGTTGATTGAATATGTCTTGCAGTGGTTAACAAGATTATCAACAACACGCTTTACGAATGTATATGTATAACCAGTAGGTGTTGTAAGACCACCGATATCCCATGAACCATTCGGGTTTGTGAAACGTGTTGCAAATGATTTGTTGAGTGCAGATGCAGTAGCACCATCAGTAGTGCATGAGTCAAACAGAACATTGAATCCTGAACCAGGACCAATTGGACGTTTGTCCTCAGGAATGCCATCGTAAATACGTACGATCATCAGATCATACATTGCCTGTTTGACATCGATGTCTGCCGGTGAAAGTGAAGCAATCAGGTCAGGATTGAACAAGATGTCTTCCTTTTCGTCATCGTTGAATACAACTGAACCATTGATCCAGTCTTCAACAGTATGAGACATTGATGTGATGAATGATGAACCAATGACGGTGTTGTATCCAGCATCGAACATGAACTTGGCAGGAACTCTGATAGGTGACAGGATTGAAGGATCAATCTCACCCTTGAATGCCTTAACCAGAAGCTCAGCGTATTTATACTTGAATACGATTTCATTTACATCAGGATCATCAAGGAATCCAGCAGAACCCTTATCGAGTGCAACGCCACCGAATTCAGAACTCATGTTGATACCGTATGTTGGTGAGTAGTAATCATCAGGAATAACTACACCATCAAGTGCGAGTTTCCACAATGAACCAAGTACACCAGATACGACATAACGTGTGATGTCCTTAGGTGTTGCATCACCGTTAGCAGCATATGGATAGTTATCAGCTTCTGTAAATGTAACTGTGAGAACACGACTGCTGTCAGAAACAGATATCAGTCTCTGCTCTCCAGTGATCTTAGTAGGTGATGTAGATGAATTGTTGTTGATTGGCTTAACTGCAAGAACAGCACCATTGTTAGGTTTAACCTTAGTAACCTCAAACTGAAGTGTTGCATTCTCAGTTGTAAGAGTACATCTTTCACCGATCTTCCAACCTTCGCCTGTACCAGAATCTGACAGTGGAACGTTACTGATTGCCCATTTAGCAATGTCAGCATCAGCATACTCCAGTACATCATACTTGAGACCATAGATCTCAGTTGATATGCCAGCAACATCAGGAACGTTGCCGAATTTCACGGAGTTGTTCTTTATAAGGAGACGATTGATCTCGATGCTATCATAGTCATACGGACGAGTAGCAACCTCGTAATCGTTTACATATACATCACCCTTGGTGATATCGATAACAGTATAACCGATTGAAGTTTTATGTTTAGACAGTTTCCATCCTTCATCTGTGGTTTGATCACCATTGTAAACAGCGACGATGTTGTTCATACCAGGCTTCTTATCGAACGGAATTGCAGATACTATCTGATCAGCTCTGTATGTGGAATATGCACCACCATTACTTTCCATATGGAGAGTAAAGCTGGATGCACTTGTAGGTGATGAATTGATGATTGCAAATATATCACCTGAAACGAGACCATCTGCTGCACGCTGTGCATTTGTAGGTGTTGTTTCATATACCTTCTTTATAGGCTGAGGTGGTAATCCGATTCCAACGCCGTTGGTTTCGGTAGCAGTTCCATCGAGAGGATAAACAGTATCAAATGATACAGTTGTAATTACCTGGGTGTACTGGTTAATGCCGCAGATGAATACCAGTCTAGGATTCTGGTAACGACTACCAGTTGTTGAAAGATATACATCACCAACATATACAGATGAACCATCATTTGTAATGCCGTAAGAAGCGTTGATCATCTTATTCTGGAGAATGGTTGCAGGTGCTTTGTTCTGAGCATCAATAGCAGCCTGAGATGTTGTTGTAAGCAGTTTGTATGCTTCTGCCAGTCTTGGGATATCAGGATCTTCTGCATCTACCTGATAGAAAGGCAGAGAAACATCAAGACCGTCGTAGATATATTTACCTGTGATGATATCGAATGTGTTAACATTCAATGTCTTCTGGGTATTGATGATGAAATCATTTGTATCATACTCACCAGTCTCAACCTGCTCAGCATAGTGTTTGGTGTATTCGCCGAAGATTTCAGTTACAGCCTTCTCATTGATGATTGGCTTAAGAACTGAACCACCTCTTGAACGCTGGTTGACAATTGAATTTACTGTATCAACAGTTGAATCAGGATTGTCAATGTTTACGAGAGTTCCAACGAATTCCTCGATAACTGAAGAAACTCTGCTGTCGATTGTGCTGAAGCTGTAGCGTGTGTTTGTTGGTCTCTTAGCCTGGGACACAGTGTTTATAGCCATGCGCATGTTGTTATACACACGACCGCGACCTGCAGAAACGATTACTGCAAATACACGTTTTGTCCAACCATCAGATGATGGCTCCTGTTTAGCATACTCATTGATGAGCTGCTGTGCCAGTCTTTCAGGATTCTTAAAGTTTGCAAGAACTGAACCAGTTGGTGCTTCAGACTCACTTTCAAACTTTACATGGAGAACAGGCTCGTCTGTTTCGTCGTCCCATTTGTATGAAACAAATATAGTTACGAACGCATATGTTGAATCTTCAGGTGTGACACGAAGCATCTGAACAGGTGCACCCTGGTTGATCAGAGACAATGGATAGTCTACAACCTGACCATACTTGTCACGGTCTGTCTGAGTGATAGAATTAAGACCATAACAAACACGTGGAATACGAGTGTCTGTAAGTCTGATAACTCTGCGGTCTTCACCCATTGGGAAAGCACCAACAACAATTGTTGAGAAGAGTGAAGGATCATCAGCATAGTTAATAGAAGCAGTGCCTCTGTAACCACTGTTGTCTATGATATGAGTCATTGTATGCGGGAACGGATATTTCATTCCGTATTTTGCATCTATCATATTCATAACTCTTTCATTTCCTTTCATATAAATTTATTCGTATCAATCATATGAATCGCAAATACAATTTATACAAATATAATTTCACCGTTTATATTTATAGAATCGCAATATAAGTATAAAGCAGGCGCTTATTGATTCGTTTATTATGCGGGGATACACCCCGCATAATAAAACATTTATGATTTAGATTTCATCTTTGTGTATAGTATAAGGACGATCGAATTCATCAATTGCAGTACCAGCCTCAATGTCGATTGATTTGATTGCTGCGTTTGGTAATCCGACGGGATTGTCAATCATGTTACCATTTGAATCGAACTGTGCAAATTTAACATCATTGGTTGTTTCACCAACAACAACCTCAGTCACAATACCATTTCTTTCATTCTCGATTACAGATGATGGTGCAACAATTGATTCCAGTAAGGATGATGCTTGGTCAACATCAACCGGTGTATATTCCTTTGGAGGTTGTGTTGCAATTGGCATTGCATTTGCAGCATAGATAGAATCAAGTACATCTGTTGTGAAACCACCAGATGATTTCATATCACTGCCACCAGATGATCCCGACGCACCATATCCAAGATTGTTCTGTTGTTTGATTTTCAAATCTGCAATGTGTTTCTTAACGTTAATCTGTTTTTCATTGATAGAAACGATTGCATTACGTGCAGCTGTGATTGCCTGCATGCTTTCAATATCTTCTTCAGTGACACCAAATTTGTTTTTGTCAGTCAAAGATTCAAGAGCTTTCTTTTCAAACACCTTGAGTATCTTAGCCTGGTCTGCAGCCAACGCACGTAATGCATTGATGTCAGAATTGAATATCTTGTTGGGATCAATACGATCTGACAATGGGGGAAGTAATCCCTCATCGTTCATTGTACGTAACATCGGTGAACCACTTTCCCAATGTGATGATGCATAAGGTAATGTGTAACTGTTGACGCGATAATATGTCGGGTCCATTTTAAGTGTGTTATACATTCCTTCAAAACCAGAAACCGGCTGTGGGTATTCAGGAACTTCATTTGGCGATGGTTCATTTGATCCATACTGTTCCATACATTTAAACATATCGAAAAATGCCATTATGTTTACCTCTCTTCATTTGAATTCACCCAACGTTGAATACAATTAAAACAATCACATGTTTTATCATCGTTGAATATACATTTAGGTTTTGATCCAAGTAATGATAATATGCAATATTCATTTGTATCATGATACTTTGTCAGATTATCATTCATTGTTACCAGAACATCAAACATGCAATGTTTATTTAATGAGTCACGATGTGGTATCCCATCAGTTAATCTGAATAAACGTTTAGGATGCATTTTCTTTTCATGTAATTCTGTTTTCGGTTTAAGTAACTTTAAGAATTCAGGATTTATAAATGTCGGAATATGTGCCATACAAATCATCTCCTACAAAATAAACAAATCACAGCTTCGTCAATGTATACAAGGCAGATGTAAACTCTTTGCCGATCTCATAGATACCAGTGCCTTGGAGACGCATGTTATTCACCTTGGCATACATCAGGCGTTCAGCTTCTTCATTTGCTTCATCGGTCATCAGACCACAACTCTTGACGGTATCACCATCGTAGTCACCGTTCCATTTTGGAAGATTACTATTCGATGGTGTAAGTGTATCCTTGAAGAATGTTGCAACATGATGATGATCCATTGTTGTATCGACATGTGGATAGTATGGAAAACGTTCATTTTGGAATGTGATATCATCTGTTACGATTGTTGATAATATTACAACACGTGTGAAGAATGCACCGAGATAATTACCAATAGGATATCGTACCGTATAACAGTGACGATTGGCATCAACGATACCGTGTTTTGCGGCAATGTAAACCAAATCGGTCAGTGTCAATGGACGTGTGAATGTTTCTTGTTTTTTATTATCATATAATGTAATCATTATTGGTCTCTGGTGCTCAGGGTCAAGATACATTATACGGAAACGTGCACCATAATTTTCACGATACACATCAAGCATATCAGCAACTGCACGTTCATCGTACATGTTTTCTAACATTGAGCTGTTGACTTCTTCAGGGTTATTGTGAATTTCTCTGATATTATTAGGTGATAAAAATTGTTTAATATGATATCTTAAAATTGGATTGAATAATGTGCATAATGTGTGCGAAGGATATCCAGTATCGAATATACCAATTTCAGGTTCACCATCACGATATGTTGGTGCGGAGATAACATTTCTTGCGGTCCACACTGCGGTTTTTGCCAACAGATTCTTTTGTAAGAAACCATTCTTGGTTCCAAGATATTTCTGGAGATATGTATACAATTCAACAATTGCATCCTGAAGTTTGTTATGCACCTGAGCAGCAGTTGTTGTTACACGGGCGGTGATACTTCTGTAACCCAATATCTTCATATAGATTGAATTGATTTCCGATTTAACCGCACGACCATTCTTCATACCGATTGGACGGAAGTTTGGTGGCAGTACCAGAAGTTTGTTAATGAATATAAGATCGCGAGGACATTTGGTCAGAATATCAATATTATCATCACTGCGGGTTTTCAACGTTTTCTTGATATCAATATCATTCCATATTTTATACAAATCCACCATTCCAGAGTATTGACCATCAGGAGATTCAATCAATACACCATTCTCCAGATTATACTTTGCTAAACCATATGCGCATTTACGTATCGCACCACCACTACGGGTGATGATTGTTTTTGCAACCATTGGATTGAATACTCTGATTGGTAATTTGATGTAACCACATTTGTACCAACGTTCATTTGGTGTCGAACCAAATATTTCTTCAGAGAATAAACCTTGTGAATTGTAAACGTTTTGTGATCGATAAATAACCGATGATGTTACTTCTTTAAGATCATTGATCTTGATGTCTTCTTCTATATTATATAAACCTTGTACTTTCATACATTTCATTCCTTTCATAATGAAATTATTACGATCGAGTTTTTCTAGAATAATTTGTAAAACAAATATTTATATCATTTTTTTGTATAAGGAGAGTCAACATCTTTATACATTTATAATCAGAAGGAGGAAGAATGATATGATTCATTACATTTTTGATGATGAACAAAATCCAATGGATAATGTTACAATAAATCTTGGAACGGATCGTCCATTGTATCAGTATGTCATCAAAGCATTGAAGTCGATGGAGATTATCCAGCTCATGAGGTTGAATCCAATTAAGGATGCACCAAAAGAAACATATCCGTTTCTGATAGTTGGTAATTTCAAATGGAACCCTCATCCAGATCCATCAGAGCTTCAGACACGTAGACGTGAAACCGGAACAAAAATCCAAACCAAAAGCATTGCCGATATCCGAGTCGGTTTGTTGGATTTTGATATTGTTTGGGGTGCGCGTGACAAGAATAAATTTCTGGAGAAACATGTCGACCATAACACATTACTTATACCAATTGCAGATGACCAGGGACGATATCTGTTGGATAATGAACTGTATACTGAATACCAGTTGGTTGATAAATTCTTATATCCATCTGGTGCCAATTCAGTAACATTAAAATCGTTGCTTCCAATCGTGGTGCGTCGTTCCGAACATGATCTAATATCAATGGATGGTTATGTGGTTACATGTACAAAAGTAATGGATGTAATGATATTCAAAACATATGAATCCATCATCACATGTTTCATGCATATCACATCACCATTATCGTTCCTTGGAGTGTATCCAATCGTCCAGTACACCGACAAGATCATTGATGACAAAATCGATTTTGAATATTTCCAACCAATCAAGGATCGTGACATTTACATCAAAGCATACCGCAAGGGTTTGGATGAATTTGAATATGTTCGTTCAATTGTATATATGCTTATCCAGGTCATCAAAGAATATGAACCAATGGATTTGGATGAATTACGTGATCCGTCATGGTGGGTTTACCAACTTTCATATTATCCAAATAATGAAATCGAACATCGTGGTGCATGTAATGTAATGCATGTTGCCAGAATGTTGGATTCAATATCTGCATGGGAACTTCCGATTCCCGAGTGCGATAAACGTAACATGGTTTCATTATTGCGATATGTATTACAGACAGAATTCACGGATGTTAATATATATTCATTTGAGAATAAACGAATCCGACTCAATGAAGTTATATCAACAATCGTCACTGCCAAAGTGTCAGATAATCTGAAACGTCTGTTCCGTTATGGAATTCTTGGAAAGACAAAAGATGCAGAGGCAAGTATGAAGTTCTCTCCGAATCTCATAATTTCCAAGATACATTCTTTGGGTACAATTCATACAACTGACTTTACAAATGACATGGATTACTACCAGTCATTGAAAGTCACTCGCAAAGGGCCTAACGCGCTTGGCCGTACAGATCAGCACAAGGTTGGGTTTGGACACAAACAACTCAATCCTTCACAGATTGGTGTAATTGATTTATATGAGTCAGTAAAAGATGTTGGACAGACATGTATGCTTTCACCATATGCCGATCTTACGATTCTCCAGGAATATGATAGAAATAAATATCCTAATATAAAATACGACTTATTTAAATTTATCCAGGATGAGTTCAGAGATTATTCAGCATTATATTTCAATTGTGAAACCATCGAAGAATATAATGAAATACTGGATAAACTTTGCTATGAATCACGAATAACACTTGATTATTATATCGAGGATATAATATCAAATGGACTGGGTAATTTCATTATGAATAGTAAAGGTGGTTTCTAATGAAACGAATAAACTACACATTGATGTACGGTAGCATCAATAAAGATCTTAGAGTCGATTTTACATATCGACTTGATGATGATCCAGAAAGTAAGTATCCAACAATCAGACAGTTACCAGAATCTGGGACGACCATCATCAAACCAAGTTATGGTTTATCCATAACCGAAGGATATCAGCGTCCCAGAATATTTATCCCAGCAACACATTTGCATGCGTTTATTGACATGATATCGAAAACCATTACGGCAGTTGGTAAAAACTTTAAAGCGTTATTTCCAAATGCCATCAGTATTGAATTCGACATTGACCAGAAAGCATTGGAAGAATTTACTATAAAGGATGCAGTTTCGGTTAATGGATATACTGCGTTGCCATGTGTATATGTAACAGCATCGAACGAATGCAAACCCGCAATACGTATAACATCATTAAACGGTGATTATGTACGTATCACAATAACAGATGCAGCAATATTGTCACGTATATTTGAAACGTTTGATCCAGACACGTTTGGGATGTTATTGTTAAACAGGATAACCAGCTAGAATTTTGGAATTCTATATTTATATTATTCAAGTGAGATAGGACGAAAGTCATATCTTTGGATCCGATTATAATAACCAGAATTCAGAAATCTGTATCGGATCCACTATCCCTCCTCTAAGCTCCAACTGGGGGAAGGATTGTTCTACGATAAAACAGTGGGACCTTGAGTACGATGTTATCCGGACATCGGAAATTGGAATCCTATAAATTGGGGTAGTTTACTGTCTACTCCGGATTCATGTTAATCCAACCCGGGGTGTCTCCCGGGCTGGAGCCTCCTTTTTTACAGGAGAGATTTTTATGGAGGTGATTGAAATAACCGATAGAGAACGAGTAAGATTAACGGTTCATATGGCGCTCGCATTTAAGAACGCTGGGAGATTGGATAAGATCATTAATGAATATAATAAAAATCCAATCAAATATGAACAAGATCATCCGGATTTCGATCTTGAAAAAACAATAAGAATTCGTCAAGAATTCTTGGATGCATTTGATGATGCATTCACAAAATTAAGGGAGGCTGCTGCAGATGCAAAACATTAAACCAAAAAACCCAAAAGACGATGATCATACATATTCTGATCTGACATTGTTGTATACAAAACAAGAATTGGCAGACAGAATATCGTTACTCTACCAGATCAAGTACGAGACAGAAGCAAAAATGAAAAAGGAATCATTACAGCAATATGATTCGAAAAAGTATAATTCCGCAATCGATGAATTAAATGAAATCCTTGCAGAATTATTACGCGATTTCGATTAAGGAGGAATAACAAATGTTACCAACATTACCAGAAACAACAAAGGTGTTCGTATCTCAGGCGATGCAACATTCAACACCTGAGAAAGTTCACACTGAGCGAATGGAGATTATGACAAAACTCCAGAAGCTGTATCCGGAGACTAATTTCATACTGATAGATCAGTATGACATTCAGGACCCACCCGAGTGGGAATCCAAAACGCCCAGAGGTATCAGATGGGCACGACTCGCAAGATCGATCGATATGATGGCTGATGCGGATCTCATTGTATTCACATACGATGCAATAGATTACAATCAGACTGGCATACTTGCACCTGGTTGTATGTCCGAACACACAGTCGCAAGTAAATACCAGAATGAATATCCAAATGAATATTTCATTATGTATGAATATCAGTTGGATTATGAACTTGAATGTCGTGATGTTCCGCAGTTCACACAGAACATCATTGAATGTGTAAAAGATGATATTGAGATATACAACAGATATTGGTGTAAGCTGATATCAGTTGTAAAGAAACATATGCCTGATATTAATCTCAGTGATTTTCTGGTTAATGATACACGCACCAATTGGGTGTTGGAATATTCATCACCAGGTTCAATGAGTATCTGTTGTTCACTGAATAAATGTGTCGTGGTTGATGAACCTGATTACGACGGTGACGCGTTCTTTGAATTCAGTATTTTTATACCGATGAATGTTCCGGGAACAACAGACGCGAATATCATTATCAGATCATATTACTATGATGATAGAGATAACGGTATCAGAGTTTATTCATGGACTGATTCTGAATTTCCAATCATAAAAGAAATGTTCGATGAATTAAAGGAGACGTGTGAACGTGAAACCAAAGCCAATAAACCAAATATCATTTGAACATGTTATATGACGGACTTTGTAAGTCTGATATAGAATAAACTAAACCAGGAGGAAATAATTATGGAAACCGAAAACCTTTTAGAACGCATTGACGCTGATCTGATCGATTTGGTCACAGAAATTCATAATATGGATGATGGACCAAAATTCATGAAAGTTATCAAATACGATGATCTTAGTACGATTATCATCAACATTAGAAACATCAGCACAATTACAGAATGTGAAGTACCCGAAACCAATGATACCAATGAAATTGATGGTACTGATGACAATGATCCTGATATAGAGTGTCTCATTACAATGACAAACGGTGAGAAAATTATAGCTGACGATACCATAGAAAATATTCAGGCAACTATTGAACGTGCATTCGGTAGAGGAGTGATTATATGAAACCAGAACCGATAAATCAGTTATCATTTGAACCAGTTCTGTGTTTTGGTAAATTCGTACTGTTTACTGGACACAGAATCGACAGATCCACAGTCCCCGAAGGACTGTGGGTGTATGATATCCGCCATGGTGATGAAGGTGATTGGACTGATCCAGTTGAAATTCTTCCACATGTATTATGTAACTATATGGGAAGCATCGTTTCAACAGAACGTTTTCCAATTGACTTTAAAGAATCATATATCATCATGGATCAGAATGGTGGAGACTGGGATTATATCGAAACTCTTGAAGATGAAGATCTTTGGGATGATTATGATAACATTCCCGATACACTGGAAGGATATATAAACTACACGAAAAATGAAACTGGTTGGGACATCCCGATGGATCGTCTCTTACCAAGAGAAAAAGAGGAGGAAAATTAATATGGTAGTCATGATTAACAAGAAGGAACTCTGTGTCGTAAATGATGAAGAGATTTCAACATACGAAAATAAAGGCTATGAAACACTCATAACCGATATCGGTTTTCGTAATCATCCCGAGTATGTAGACTGGAAGGTTTTTAATAACATTGACACAATATATCCACTGACCATCATAGCAGACAGATATAGCGGAGTTTATAGCGGAGGTGAATACACCGCATGGCCGGGTGATGAAGAAGACATACCAGATGAAGTATCCATGGATGGTGTTACATGCGCTCACGAATGGGGTGTAATAAAATCTGAAAGACAGCATGTCGGTATTGGTTGCACACCATCCGTTGCACTGGTTGATCTGTATCTGAAACAGCATTTTATATTTGTGGAAGATTACATGTTTACTGTAAAGAATACAGACGATGGTATCAGTATCACACCATTGAATGAAAGACCCATTTTAATAGATTTCACGACCGCAAGAAAGATTGCGAAAATAGTGGACTCTAAAGCAGGAGCAAAAGCCGATTCTGACGATGAAAATCCAGACACTGAAGTTGAAGAAACTGAAACAGAAGAAACCGAGGAAACCAGTGATGATGGTGATAATGAAGATGTTGAGATCGAACAGCCCCAGTTGGTATTCAACTGTCAGTATGTTCAGTCAACATATGTTGATGACCTTGCAGCAAGATATGTTCGTCAGTTTGCCAATGACGAAGTCTCTTTAAAGGATTTGGTTGATGACATCTCAGTAGTTGCAAAGCTCATCGCTAATGATATCATAGACTGGAATCGTTCTAATGGTACCGATTTCGAAGTCATTATATCAGAGGGTGAACGCTGTAATGTTGAAGTTCGCATTGTTGACATTAGACATCCTAAACTCACAACCACATTATACTGGCGTCGCGAATGGACATATGGATACTTCTCAGACAACTATCTGTTCAAGGCTCTCCAGGAGTTAACAACATGATTTTGTCGTTTCGTGACGAATACTTCTTCTTGAGTAATTTCTATCCCGTTGAGATAAAACTTGACGGGATAGTTTACCCAAATGCAGAAACTGCATTCCAAGCACAGAAGACATTGGATGTTGAAGAACGTCGTAAATTTTCTATGCTGAAGAATCCAGTTCAAGCAAAACGTCTCGGACGTAAGGTCAAACTCCGTGATGATTGGGAAGAAGTTAAATTGGATATCATGACCGAAGTAGTTTCCCAAAAATTTTTACAACACCCACATCTGATTGAGATGTTACCCCAAACCGGCGATGAAGAACTCATTGAAGGTAACAAATGGGGTGATCGATTCTGGGGTGTTTGTAAAGGTAAGGGAAAGAACAACCTCGGAAAGATATTAATGAAAATCCGAGATGTATATAAATCAATTTAATGGAGTGATATAATGTTATATGAATCAAAAATAAAAATCATGTTTGGATCTAGGTAACATTTGAAAGGATGTTTTAAATGAATTTACACGAAAGAATGAAACAGTATGAAGCTGTATCACAGACATATCTCATGAGAAGAACACCGGTTATCATCAGACTTGATGGTGTTGCTTTTCACACATTCACAAAAAACTTTGATAAACCATTGGATGAAGTCCTTGATACCGTTATGAAAAGTACCACGGTATATCTTGTAAATAGTATCCAAGGGTGTGTTCTTGGTTACACTCAGTCTGATGAGATATCACTGGTTCTTCAGGATTATAAGAAACTTGATACAGATGCATGGTTTGGGTATAACGTACAGAAACTTGTATCGGTATCAGCAAAGATGGCAACTGCGCAATTTAACAGATTATTCAATCGAGACATAGCATTTCTTCCAGATAAAACAAGTGGTCGTTATCGTGAAGCAATTTTAGAGAATATTGGATTTGATTCGCGTTGTTGGAATCTTCCATTTGAGGAAGTAAATAATTATCTCATCGATCGTCAGCAGGATGCTGAAAGAAATTCAATCAATCTCTTGGCTCAGCAGTATTATTCCCAGAAAGAACTTGATGGAATAAAATCCAATGAGCTACAAAATAAACTGTTTACTGAACAGGGCGTCAATTGGAATGATTTACCCGATTATCAGAAACGTGGATTTCTAGTACTTCCTAACAATAATCCTTATCTCAAGGATCTGACACCGATATTCTCAAAGGAACCTGAATTCGTAAATTCGCTTATAAGATTTGATAAGGGACATTTTAAATGAAATTTAATAAAAACAAATTGGTTACATATCAAACCAAACTTAATTTGGATGGTGATGATGGTTTACTGTATGGGATAGCATTACGAGTCAAAGCATTCATTGAAGGTGTTGGTCAAAAGATTGATAAAGATGGTTATAAATGTGACGAGTATGATATATTATACATGCCATATTCTGATAGCAGAATAATTTTATGGTTTAATCTCTATCAGAATAACCAGGGTTTATTAATCATTGGAATACCTACAAGTATCGTAAAAATTGCCAAACCAGAAGAAATACAAGAAGCAATCGAAGAAGCTTTAAAGGAGGTCATATCATGAGATACACAATTCACACAAAATGGGAAGGATCCAATGGAACATATGTAGCAGTTTATAACACTTTCGCTGAAGTGTTAGCGTACATCCAGGCGGTGTGTGATGTTAACTGTGAGACTGCAGGTCTTGCGATTAAAATCATCGACCACGAAAAGAAAGAGGACGTATATAACGGACCTCTGAATCCTGTTGTATTCGCAGGGCTGAAATACAACTATGAGAAAGGACTGATATTAATGGACGACATCAAAGGTAAATTGATAACAACCCTCACATCAGCAATGCAACCGGATGTTGACAAATGGGTAGCATCCGATGATAATCATGTTGCTACTTTCGACCTCAAACCTATTGGTGCAATATGGTCGTTTCATGATTTAGGGGTTACACCAACTGACCACAACACCATATCAGTTATACAGGAAGGTGCGTATTTTAGAATTAAATACAATGCCGCAACAAAATACATCATCACGAAACATGGTGATGTTTTCCTTATCGATTACAATCGCGGTAGCCGTATCGTAACTGATTCCGCAATTAGTAAAGCATTATATACAACATTTTTCCATCCAGAGTCAACGGATTGCATATTTACGAATGAAATATTCAAGACAATCGGTGACTGGGTAAAGACGCATATGACTGATGCAAATTGGCAAACTAATGGAATAGAGTTTGCCATTATCAACAACGAAAGCCGGCGTTCGTTCATTGATATTAAATCTGCCGCAAACAATGCGAAAGCACGTTGTGTCAGAATCAACGACTCGATTCTTGCAATATGGTCTGGTAATGAATGGATATCCAATGATTCATTAATAGGCAATGTTTGTGCACGCGGATTAAGCATCCATGAAGTTGGATGTTTACGAGATGTAATTGTAAATATCAAACCCGAACAAAAACCATCGGATTCGAAATTGTTTGAAGAATACCTTGCGAATCTTAGTCCAGAAGACGCCAACAAAAACATTATGGATGATTTAATCTCACACGGCAACACTACAACACAAAAACCAGATTCAACCGATGAACAGTATATTTACCAGAAGCACTACTTAAAATTGATATACATAAAGTGGCTTCATTTGATACATTTACTGAAATCATCAAATGCAAAATCATTTGATGAACTGTTTGAACAACTCGAATCCATCAAACACGTTGTAGTACCACCATCGATGATTGGAATTGATCCATTAACTGATGATTCTGATATGTACAAACGGATTATAGATGGTTTAAAATCGCATTTTAACGCAACAGGACAACCAATAATCACTGCAATACAGAAACCTGACAGAAATAGACAGATGATGCATCGGATCAAACCGATCATCTGTAAATGGCTGAAAGACATTGTCTACTCAGCAGGACCATTTTCAAGTTTCGAAGAAGTATCAGAGCCCACCACTTCATTAAAATATTCATTCATACTGCACGGTGACCGTGATGCCAATATCAGTATGGAAATACCAACTGGATTCATCGGTGTGATATTCATTTCACACGATGGTGTTAGAATAATGCGAATAGGACCGGATGATGTGGTATGTTTATTACCATTATACAACATCGATCCAGACATCCAGATCAACAGGTTACACAATATGCTGTATGAGGTATTAAACATCAAACAGAAACGTTCAAAAATTGATGAAATAATTAAATGCATAACATTCTTCATACGAACATGCTATCCTGATATACAGTATTCAATATGTGGTAAACATATCAACATCATCAAACGTAGTGCTGCAGCTGATGCACCAGTTGGTTCAATCAAGTTAGGTTTCTCATATAAACCAGGATACCAGCTCGCAATCTGGCAGGATAATAATTACGACCATCCACTCATCGAGTTTGATGATAATTGGAAACCTGTGCTTGACTCGCAGGATGGGTTTGCACGTAAAATGTATAGTTGGTTAAGCGTCAATTTTGGATGTGAAGAAGAAAATCCAATGGTAATTTCAGATTCATTAGCCGAAAGCTTATGTCGTTCTGATAAAGTTAAAAGCTTATGTCGTTCTGATAAAGTTATACCCATCAGATTCACTCCCAATCATTTTTCTCGAACGACACATAACTTCAAGTCATGGTATCCGACGTGTTTACTGGGAGAAATGCTGCCGAGAAAAATGATTGCGGAAGCCGTTAACTTAAAAACAATGCCAGAAGGCGCTGATGGATACATGAATATAGTAATGGAAATAGTAAAGGAGAGAAATAATATGATTAAGATTCCAGGAATAAAGAACGTGTTATTCAACGACACAAAACAGACAACCACTGTGTTATTTGACGATGGTACAATAACCATGTCAAAAACAATGGATGGTGAAACATATGACCGTGAGGTTGGTTTTGCAATGTGTATCATGAAAAAGATGTACGGAAACCGCACACGTTTCCAGAAGGAAATCAAAAAGTGGACATCAATATGCGAGAACGCCAATAAGAAGATCGCAGACAAAGTGGCAAAGAAACAGTGGATGAAGACAAGGAGGCTGAATCATGAAAAAAGAGATTAAAGGTTTTATCAGGCTCGTAACTGATAAAGAATACGATGAAGAAAAACATAAGTTCACCGTTTTTTGAGGAAGCTGTTCTCAGGGTCAAAAACATCAGTGAGATTGTCGAGTTTATGCCAGATGATCCAGAATACGATAATGCCAAATTTGGCGTCAAGATCATCATGACAAATGGCAACGAATATTTCGCGATGGATTGGTCCATTGATGAAATCCTCCAACTCGTTGAACGTGCATCCTAAATATTATTTATCATTTATTGATACTATAAGATACATCAAATGTTAAGAATGGCAGCATAAGAATGCAGCTAAGGATTAAGTTCCACCGTTTGATACCAAGAGATGTGTGATGGATACAGCAGTAAAAATGTTATACATCGGCAAATGATCCATCACACATTATATGCGGATATTAGCTCAGTTGGTAGAGCACGTTAAGGAATCTAGATGTAGATTCGTACAGCAAACCAAATTGCAAATGAAGCACGTGGTCACAGGTTCGAGTCCTGTATATCCGCCTCCGGTATTCATGCCCACACACGTGGATACCAAACAACTCCGAATAACCCGGGTGTTTATTACATCCCTTCAACACCCGGGTATTTTTTCGCATGTTAGCTCAGTTGGTAGAGCATATGATTCATACCCATATGGTCGGTTGTTCAATTCAACCACATGCGACCATTGAAAGTATACGGTTATCATTGCTCCGGCATGAACGATAAAAT